GAACTGTAATGACAAAACCAACAGCAAAAATTAAGAAACTAAGCTTTCAATGTGCAAGATGTTTTAAGAAAGATGCAGATAAGTTAGCTTGGTTTTTTTCATCTGATTCTTTATGGGCAGATAGTCTATTATGTAGAGTCTGTTTTAAAGAAGCTTTAAAGACAATACCAACAAAAGAAAGAGAGGAATGGTTATTATGATTATTAGAAATAACGATCAAATAGAGGAAATCCAATACCTTATTCCACCTGTACTTAATATGTATGGAGTATCGGAGGAACAAAATGAAAAAGTTTTGAAAAAGGTGTTTGGTTTGCAACTAAAAAAAATGAGACTTATGCGAGGATATACTCAGACTAAAGTTGCAAAAGCAATAAACGTTACGTTTCAACAAATACAAAAATATGAAAAAGGTAAAAATGCTGTAAGTGTGCATAATGAACTTAAATTAGCCGAGTTCTTAAACTGTGATAGAAATTATTTTATTCAGCCTATTACAGACAATGGCTATAAATTTTTAACAAAGAGAGGGAATGGACATGATAATCAAAAGTAAAGATAAACATGGCAACCAAATAGAATTCAATCCTAAAGGTAGAGGAGCAAGATATACTGTAAATGGATTGAAGAAAAAAGGAGTCACTACAATCATAAGCGAAAGATTTGGTAAAGGTGCTTTGATGTGGTGGTCAGAGAATTGTGTTTATGAAGCTATTAAACAGCTAATGAAACATAATAAGAAACCTGTAGATGAGATTCAGCAATTTGAAGATGATCTTAAATACAGAGTAAAACAAATCAAAGAAAGTGCTATGCACATTGGAACTAATATGCACTCTTTATGTGAGGATTATATTCTTGATAAAGAGGTTATTACTCCAAACTCAGAGCCACTTAAAACTATGTTTGAAAAGTTTAAGAAGTTTTGGGATAGCAAAAAAATTAAGGTAGTTGAGACAGAAAAAACATATTTTTCAAAAGAACTTGATGTGTGCGGAACATTGGATTGTTTGGTTAAATATAAAGGTAAGATTGGAATATTAGATTTTAAAACATCTAAGGATTTTTACCCTGATATGCCAATTCAAATACATACTTATAAAAAATTGGTGGAAGATTCTACCGATTTAAAAATAGAGTTCTTAGCAGTTATTAATATTCCAAAAGAGCCTGTTAAGGATGTTGAAATGAGGGTATTTCAAGTTAAGCCTAAGTATTTAAAAGGCTTTAAAGCTTGTAAATATTTGAATAGCTTAGAAGAAGATTTTAAGCAAAGAAACTTGGAATATAATAAACAAAGGAGCAACTAATGTACCAACAACAACAAAAACAACCTTTTTGTGCTTTGACAATGTATCTTAGACCCACAGGAAATAAATCTCCTAAGTTTGAGTACAAAGCTGATGCCA